CTTGGGCCTCCTGGTGGAGTAACTACTAGCTATATCCGTTATGGTCAAGGAATCGACAAATGTACAGAATTGATCAATTTAGCATCTGATGTTGGAATTATTAGCAAAGGAGGGGCTTGGTATACTATAACAACGTTAGAAGATAAACCCAAATTTCAAGGGACAGAAAAAGTACGAAATTTCTTACTAGAAAATGCTAAAGCATACGAGACTATAGAAACATCAGTTAAAGAAGTTTTAGGTATAAAAAAATGATAGTCAGAGATCTTAATGGTAATACTATAAATTGGAATCTAACAGGACATATAGCTAAAGGCAGAATAAAGGAAAAATCGTCTTTTCATCTTGGAACCAGAAAAGTATTGACAGAAATTTTTCCAACATTACAAATTCTAGAAGAAGTTCCGATACCATTAAGAAAATCAGAAACTTTATATTTAGATTTTTATCTACCATTAATAAAAAAAGCAATAGAAGTTCATGGTGAACAGCACTATAAATTTATACCATTTTATCATTCAAACAGAATGAATTTTTTGAAAGCACAAAAAAGAGATGCAGAGAAAAAAGAATGGTGTGAAATAAACGGAATTACTCATGTGGTATTACCTCACTTCGAAAGTCTAGACAAATGGAGGACATTAATAATCTATGACAACAAGAACAGCTAAAGAAGATTTACAGCACTGGGATACTATTCTTGACGAATATGAGTCCACGCTTTCTTTACCAAAATATTCGGCACAATATGGAGTGTCTGAGCAAGAGATTAATACATATCTTAGTATGACCAGGGATGAAATAGAAAAGATTTCTCCAGAAGATTGTGCTCAAATTTCTTACAGATTGGCACAGTTTGCATTTCATGTTCAACGAACAATTAATAGAGAAATTGCTAGACATAATTGGTCAGAAGAAAGTATTAAAGAAGCAATAGCAGACGAAATAAATAATTATAAAGGATATGGCTTTATTGAAAAGTCTTTGCAAGCAATAAAACATAACGAAAAAGCAAATAGCCTGAATCAAATTAGAAAGTATGCTAAACAAAGAATAGATAGATTAAGTTATTTGGCTAACAGTATTAAAAATCTATCAGATATTATGATGGCAATTCAAAAAACTAAGGTGCAACATGGACCCAAATGATTTATTAAAAGACCCAGAACAACTTAAAGCTTTAATATCGATTTTACAAAGTCTTGTTGATCAGACCCCTAAAGAAACTGAACAAAAACAAGACGTGGCACCAGCAAAGGAGTCTCCTACTATAAAGACGAAGGGTCGTCAAAAAGTAGGAACTAATAATTCAATAAAAACCAAACAAACTAAAAAAATAACAACAGACAATATAAATAAATTTGAAAAAATGTCTGAATTTAGAATGCATAAAGATGATTGTGTAGTTGATAAAAAACTATCAAAACATCCTCCTGTAGCGAGAATGAGAGACTTTGAATTTATTGATGTAGTTTGTAGAGTTTGCGGTAAAAAAGAAAGTGTTCCACCTACTCTGCTTTTCGATGTTCCTTCTAGATATAAATGTAATAATTGCTCAACACATTCTGGATAAAATATGATTTTATGTGACCCATCCGCTGAACGTGCTATATTAAGCGGAATTTTGAAGTATGGAGAGGATGCCTATTTGGATATTGCGGATATTATCCAGGAATCTTCTTTTACAATTGACAGCAATCAAATAATATTTAAGTGTTTAAAAAACATTTGTGAAAAAGAGTCAAAGCCAAATATTGATCTTGCATCAGTATATTCTTCTGCTCAAGAACTTAATTTATCACATATATTATCTAAAAAAGAAGAAACTCAACACTTAAAAGCTATTTTTGATTTTCCTGTTCATTTAGAAAATATTAGAAAATTTGCATCCAAGATTAAAAAACTAGAGATAGCTCGACTCTTACACAAGGCAATGGACGATGTACAAGAGAAGCTATTAGACGTTACAGGTTCAGAATCAATATCTGCCATCTTGGGTATTGCTGAAGAAAAAATATTTAATTTCACAAATGCTTTATCTGCAGAAAGTGATTCTGCTCCTAAGTTTATAGCAGAAAGTATAGATAACTATATAGAATTTCTACAAACTAATAAAGTAGATCAAATAGGAATACCTACCGGATTTCCAGTGTATGATCAGGCGATAGGAGGAGGTTTAAGAAAAGGGACGGTCAATGTTATAGCAGCACGACCAAAAGTAGGAAAAACTCTATTGTCTGATAATATTGGATACCATATTGCTAGTAAGTTACAAATTCCTGTATTAAATATGGATACAGAAATGACTAAAGAGGATCATATCCATAGAATTTTGGCTATGTCATCAGAAATAGAAATATCAAAAATAGAAACAGGAAAGTTCACGGACACCCCAAATTCTGCAAACAAAATAAAGCAGGCCATAGACGAACTTAAAAATAGTAAACTCTATCACAAAAGCATAGCTGGTAAACCATTTGATGAACAACTGTCTATCATGCGAAGATGGATATCTAAAGAAGTTGGACTTAATGATGATGGTACAGCAAAGGACTGTGTTATTATCTATGATTACTTAAAACTAATGGACAGTACCGGCATAAGTCAAGATATGAAAGAATATCAGGTTCTTGGTTTTATGATGACAAGTTTACATAATTTTGCTATACAATATAAAGTTCCAATATTGTCCTTTATACAATTAAATAGAGACGGCATAACAAAAGAAAGTACTGACACCGCAAGCGGATCAGATAGAATTATTTGGCTATGTAGTAATTTTACAATATTTAAAAGAAAATCAGACGAAGAAATAGCAGAGGATGGTTCTGATGCCGGTAATCGTAAACTAGTTCCATTAATCAGCCGCCACGGAGGAGGATTAGATGACAATGATTATATTAATTGTCATATGAAGGGCTGGTGTGCTAAAATAACAGAAGGACAAACAAGATTAGAATTATTACATGGATCAAAAAAGCAAAAAGGTGGATTTATAATCAATGACAATAATGAAGATGAAGAAGAACAAGACATACCATTCGTATGATCAATATCAACTTAAGAATTTGTCAGACTTAGTGTGTGATGATATAGAGAATTTATTAAATTCTTTAGGTATAGAATCATATAAAGTATTTGATAAAATGGTCACCATGAGTTGCCCAATTCATGGAGGAGATAATGATTCTGCATTGAATTTATATTATAAGGGAGATTCATATAGAGGCAATTGGAAATGTAGAACTCATCAGTGTGAAAACATTTTTAAATCATCAATTATCGGCTTTATAAGAGGATGCTTGTCTAAAGACAATGGATGGAATAAAGAAGGTGATGATATGGTATCTTTTAAAGATGCTATAGACTTTGCTATTCAATTTTCTAATCATGATCCGGTAAATGATAAACAAACAAGAAAAGTAAAAGAAAAAAATACATTTGTTAATACTGTAAAAAATATTTCTATAGATGTTAGTGATAAGCCAAATGAAGTTGTAGTCCCAAGAAACTTGGTGATTAAAGCACTAGATATACCATCACAATACTTCTTAGATAGAGGATTTTCTAAAGAGATATTAATAAAATACGACGTAGGAGACTGTATCAATTCATCAAAAGAAATGAATAATAGAGCTGTTGTTCCTGTATATGATCAAAATATGAGAGGAATGATAGGATGTACTGGAAGAAGTATACATGATAAATGTTTAAGTTGTAATGCTTTTCATAACATGAATGATAAATGTCCTAACGATAATGAAAAATGGCTTAGCTCCAAATGGAGACATAGCAAAAACTTTAAAACGCAAGAGCATCTGTATAATTATTGGTTTGCTAAAAAATATATCTTAGCATCTAAAACCGTAGTTATAGTAGAAAGCCCAGGCAATGTTTGGAGATTAGAGGAGGCAGGAATTCATAACAGTGTAGCCATATTTGGTTCTTCGCTTGGATATAAGCAAAAGGCTTTGTTAGACATATCCGGAGCTATGAATATTATAACTATTATGGACAATGATAAAGCTGGCAAGGATGCAGCAAAACAAATTGAAGATAAATGCGGAAGAATATATAATATAAAACACATCGAAATTAATGCCAATGATATTGCAGAAATGAGCATTGATGATATAGTAACAAAAATATCTCCACAGATAAAGGAATACGAATTATGTTAGTCTTAGGCATATCTGGCAAAAAGCAATCGGGTAAAACCACAGCAGGGAATTTTATTCTATCATTATATCTTGCTAAGCTAAATGCGAGCGAAAAACTTTATATAGATGATGATGGAAATATACTAATATCAGATTTGTGTGGTGACAAATCATACGAAGGTATTTTTTCTATACAATCTATATTATCAAGAGAAATAATTTCTAATGATATTTTATTGTTTTTAGAAAAATTACAGAATGAAATAAAAATCTATAATTTTGCTGATATATTAAAAACAGACATATGCATGAATATATTGGGCTTGACTTATGATCAGTGTTATGGATCAGATGAGAATAAAAACGAATTAACATCTGTTAAGTGGCCATCGGAACAAAACAATGATAAATCTAATAAATTTATGACAGCTAGAGAAGTTATGCAATATGTAGGTACTGACATATTTAGAAAGATGGATACCGATGTTTGGGTAAAGTCAACTATTAATAAAATCCTTAAAGAAGGTCCTGAATTAGCAATTATAACAGACTGCAGATTTCCCAACGAAGTAGAAGCAATAAAAAATATTGGTGGCAAAGTATTGAGGTTGACCAGAAGTCCATTTTTATCTGATCATATTAGTGAGACAGTGTTGGACAAAGAAAGCTATGATTGGAATAATTTTGATTATATAATCAATAATGATAATCATAATTTATATGATCAATTCTCTGAACTTAAAACTATTTTAGAAAAACTATTAAACCTATGATTATTACATACTTTAGAAGCAGCTCCTATAATACTCACAATATGTGCGAACAGCAGTATTTTGGTGAGTACGTTTTGGGCTGGCGAGGATTGTCTGGACAAAAAGCAGATAAAGGAACTATCACACATAAAGTATTAGAAATATTAGCTGTTATTAAAAAAGCACAACAAGATAAAAAAGATCTGATTACTGATGATTTGATCGGAGAAGTTAATGTTCATAAGTATGATTTAGACAATATAATAGATCAAGTTTACTCATACTACACATCTAATGCACAACATCACAAGTGGTCACCAAAAGACCATAAAGATTGTAAAAATTGGGTTTATAAAGCTATAGAATTTAATAATGGAATGTTTGATCCAAGAAATCGAAACATACTATGCCCCGAACAGCATTTTGATTTCGAAATTAAAAAATCTTGGGCTAAATATAGTTATGATATCAATGGAGAAAAATTAGAAGGAAATTTAGCTTTAAAAGGAACTATTGACTTAATAACACTAGTGAATGATTCTACTATAGAAATTATAGATTGGAAAACTGGTCGCAGATTAGATTGGGCGACAGGAGAGGAAAAGACACAAGAAAAACTAGAAAAAGACCCTCAATTAAAAATATATCATTATGCAATCAAACATTTGTATCCTCATATTAAAAATATAATATTTTCAATATATTTTATTAATGACGGTGGTCCATTTTCTATATGCTTTCATGATTCTGATCTTAGTTCTACTGAGGATATGTTAAGACAAAAATTTGAAGCAGTTAGGAGCACGAAAAAGCCACGACTTAATAAAAGTTGGATGTGTAATAAATTATGTCATTTTGGCAAAACGACATTTGAAGGAACGCATATAGAACCAATAGAAGAATATAGAGATGGACAAGTATGCAAAATTGGTCAAACAATGACAAAGTGCGAACAAATAAAACATGATCTTGACCTTTATGGTATCGACACTACAATGGGTTTATACAAAAATAAAAATCACTCATTTGGAAGTTACAAGGCGCCAGGATCGCTATGAAACAAAAAACTTATTCTGTTTTACACGCACATTCTCACTATAGTTTATTGGATGGATTAAGCAAGCCCAGTCAAATAGCCGAAAGATGTTTTAATGCTGGAATTAAAACCTGTGCAATAACCGATCATGGAACTATTTCCGGGTGTGTTCAGTTTTATCGGGCAATGAAGGCCAAAAAGATTAAACCAATATTGGGTTGTGAACTCTATATATCTAAAAATGATTCATTTATTAAAGAAAAAGAAAATAATAATCTTAGTCACTTTCTAGTTCTTGCTAAAAACCTAGCAGGATGGAATACTCTTATAAAAATAATATCTGAAACGAACAGAATAGATAACTTCTATCATAAGCCTAGAATTAGTTTTGATAGATTGGCCCCTATATTAGATGGAAATATTATAGGGTTTTGTGGTCATTTAGGATCAAGTATATCAGACTTGGTTGAGGAAAATCCTGATAACTATACTGACAAAGCAGTATCCTTTATAGACTATATGAAAGAGATATTTGGCAAAGATAATTTCTTTCTAGAAGCTCAACTTATGGATCACGAACTGAATCCTAAACAAAAAGAAATGACAGATATAATGAGACAATTATCTGTTAAGACTAAAACTAAAATAATAGCTACCCCAGATGCTCATTATTGTGAAAGAAAAGACGCTATTGATCAAAGGATTTTATTATGTAATAATCTTAAGACAACTTTGATAGACATAAATAAGAAACTCTTGGCTAATGAGGATGTTCCAATGAGTTGCTTCTTCAAATCAGATAATTATCATATTCCAGATCCAGAAGAAATGATAGAATGGCATACTAAGGAAGAAATTGAAAATACTTTATACGTTGATTCAATGTGTGAAGAG